TGGTAAGGGTGCTTCTTCCGGAATGGCTAGTGCGGCGTCGGTTCCGTATATGTTTAAGTATTCGGGATCGACGCTTCCTGGTTTTTCCGGAGCTCCTTATATGTTGGGAGCGAGAATTGCTGGTGTGCATTTGGGGGCTATGGGTCCCGGTGCACCTAATGTTGGAGTTGACGCGACCTTCCTCAGATCTCTCATTGAAGCAGCTGCTATGATGAAGACCTTCGGTGAATATTCTCCCGAAGCGGCTTTTGATACGCAGAAACGCGCCAACGCCTTTGAGGATGGAGCCGACAAGCACGTATTCAATTTGTTTGGAGCTGACATCATGGAGACCAGTAGCGGTTTCGTTGCCAGGCATGGTAGGGAAATCCAACGCCTTCTTGATGAGGCCCATGAGGAAGAACGAGGCTTGGAAGGTGGTTTTGAAGATGAGCTTAATGCTCGTGTCTCCAGAACCATTTCCCGTTTCCGTGAAAAGGGATGGGATACTTCCGAGAATGAAATCAACAAGTTGAGGAAGAACACCAGGCGAGCTTTGTTGTCTGAGTGGGGGTTGAAGGATAAGGATGAATATCAGGGTGAGTCTTTGGACCAGCCCGATGTTCCCATTCCTCCCCCGACTCAGTACAGCGTTCCCATCACGATTTGTCCACCACCCCCGAAGCTTGATATTCAGGCTTTGGGTTCGTACGTGGACAATCCGGATACCAGCGAAGAGCCGCTAATAACGTTGATTGATCCAATCATTCCTTTACGGGAAAAGATTGTGATGTCACCTCCTCCAAGCTTCCCCACGGGTCCCATTGATTTGAGCGTTCCACCGCCCGCGGTTTCTATGGCTGCTGCGTCTAGCGCACCAGTTGTTTCCAACCAGGGAAACCTGATGACGCCCCGGAAGGCCGGGGCTTCCCCTGCTGCAAGTGCGGCAGACTCTTGTTCTCCTTTGAGGGATACGAGCAGTCGCTGCGCGGAGGGTTCCAAACCGCCCCCATCAACAGGCGGGTTGAGCAAATCCTCACGGCAGAGGAACAAGCACAGACGGGCGCTTTTAGATTTCCTCCAAAGGGAGGGGATGCTGAGTGCGAGTCATTGCACACGCATCTCCAGTCTTTTGGATACCGGTCATGCCCTTGCTCCACATTTGTCGTCGACGGCCAGATCCTCCAACGAGCGATCAGTGAGACTGCGAAGCAATTAAGGCTGGCAACTTTCCAATTGCCGTCTGATTTTCTTCAAAGGACCCATTTTGACCGAATATTGCGTTTTCTCGAAATGGATAGTAGTCCTGGTCTCCCTCTCTGTAGACAGTACCCTACCAATAAGTCTTTCCTTAAGTGCGAAGGTGAGTTTTTACCAGCGCGCGTGGATTGGCTTTGGGATAGAGTCTGCCAGAGATTGAGAGATAGGGACTCCGATCCTCTTCGAGTATTTATCAAGAACGAACCGCATTCAGTTGAGAAGATTGAACGGCATCGGTATCGCTTGATCATGGCGGTTTCGCTTGTTGATCAGGTGATTGATCAGATGTTGTTTGGTGATTTCAACGCCAATATGATCGACCTTTATGGTCAGATTCCATGCATGCCCGGTTGGGACCCTGTACTTGGCGGGTGGAAAGTTATTCCATCTGGCAAGGTTGGCTTCGACGTCCGTGCGTGGGATTGGACTGTTCCTGGTTGGTTGTTGGATGCGGAATTGGATTTGCGACACCAGCTGCTTGTTGGCGATTTGGACGTTTGGTCTGAATTGGCTCACTGGAGATACTCGTGTCTGTATAGCGATCCTCGACTAATGTTGTCGAATGGCGCGCTTTTCAGACAGAGAGTCTCCGGTTTTGTCAAATCCGGCGCGGTTAACACCATTGCCTCCAACACCAACATGCGGCTGCTTTTGCACAATTATGTTTCCCTTGCTGTTGGCGACCCTTTGTGGGCATATTTTATCGCCATGGGTGACGATGCCTACCAGGATC